CGGAAATATTGTCAAAATTATCATATACCCATGCTCCTACGTTCATCCATTCATGTTCTTTAACTGAAATAGTTACTGATGGTTTATGTTCACACCAGTGTTCTTGATAGATCTTCCAGAGTTCCATTTGTTCAATGGCTGTCATATCATAACGAAATACAGCATCTTCTGGACTCTTCATTGGAAATGAAAAGACTGTTGTGTGTTGTGGTTTCATTACATCTGGTTCATTAGGAAATCCAGCATCGATCATGAATCTACACAATGGATCTTTATTGTCAGCACGAACAGTTCTGATGTAATAAGGATTGTGTCTTGCATGAATACCAGATGCAGAATCTACTAATTGACTCACCGTGCCAGATGGTTTGACACACGTGATTGCGGCAGATTGATTGATTCCTAATCTCTCAGCCCATTCCTTGTTTGTGTCAACTGCAATTTTCTTTAGTTCTTCCAATGCTGATTTAAGAACATCATGCCCTTTGGATCCATTCATTAATGGATTATCCATAATCCCTGTCAAAGAAACGCCAAGGAGCCTTTCTTCTTCACAATTCATCTTCCATTCCTTTGAAAGATACTTGTAGTTGGTTAGAGTGCTCTGGAGAGTCCCGAGAATCGTTGCTACAGCTACTTTGTCTTTAAGGGATTCCAATACATCGTCTTTTCTTACAACAACCTCTGACAAGTTACATGTCTCTCGACTTCTCAAAATAATCTCAGAACAAGGATTTGTCCCAAAGTCATCTCTTGGCGCTCTTCTGATTTGATCACCAACATTCAGTTTTTCAACTTGTCTTTGTGCTGAAGAAGAATTGTAAATTCCACGCTCACCTGATTTGGAATCATAGAGAGCCAACCATTCACGCATGAATGTTCCGATATCTGGTTTTTCTTTGTAGTTTACAGAATTATTGGCAAGTGCTCGTTGAGCGTTGTTTTCCCACCATTGTCCTGATTTAGCATGACGCATTTGTTCATCAGTCAAATTTGAAAGAGAAATTAATGCGCTTCTGCGGACTCCTCCAACAACTACAATTTCTGCAATCTTACAAACAATATCATGACATTCTACGGATTTGAGTTTTCTTCCTTTTGCATCTTTAAAAATGTCAACAATAAATCTAAATAAATCTTCTAAAGGTTCTGGACCTGATGCCCTCCCACCAAATGTCTTCAATGGTTGCCCAGCTGCTCTTACCTTGGAAACATCCCAACTAGGAATCAATCCTTGATACAAAAGTGAAATCAATTCTCTCAATGATTTTGCCCAACCAAGTTTAGAATCTGCAACAACAATACATGTATCTGTTGGATAAAATTCTTCTGCAACCACTGGAAGTTTATTAACATAATCACGTTCAACCGAGAATCCTACGCCTGTTCCATTCATCAAAACATAAAGAATTTCATCAAAACTTTTTGGTGAATCAACTTTCACATATGAACAGTTATATCCTGCCATGTTCTCTTTTTTCAATGCTTCTCCAGCAGTCATCAGACAACGCATGGAAGGCATCACTCTTAATTCTTTTACTGATTTCTCTAGATAACTTTTTGTTGTAGGATCAAGTTCATAATTATTATTTTCTAATAAGTGTTCTTCAAAAAAATTGAAATATCGTTCAACAGTTTCTTCCCATGTTTCTCTTCTTTTCTTGTTATAATCCCATCTTCCATATCTGCTCAGGTGAATGAAACTTTGATATTCCGTAGGTAATGGCATGTGTATCTCCTATATTTTCTTCCAGGTTGAAAAGACTGCCAATCCTTCCAATCCTGAATAAGTGTTTGTATTTATTATTTGTTGTATTTCATCTGTTGACATTCCAGAAAGAACCATTTGATTGATGTCTTTTGACTCAATCTCTTTTGGCCATAATACGACCTTGTAATCTTGTCTAAGATATTTTTCTATATTATTACATATTTCTTTATTTCTAGGTTCATTGTCTGGAATAAGAATTGAATTGCTTTTGTATTTTGGTATTCTTAAATCACCCTGTGCAACAGCAATTCCATTTTGAATGAATAAACTATCTATCGGTCCTTCTACAACATGTAAAGGTTTATTGAAATTTGCACGATTCAATCCGAAGATTTTCTTAATCTTCTTGTTTAAAATAGTAGTTAGATATTTAGGTTGTTCCGAACCAAAGGCTCTACCTTGAAATGCAAATAATTCATCATTTTCATCATAGAATGGAATAATCATTCTAGGATGGTCATTTATAATCTTTGACACAGTTTGTGTCATTCTTTGAGAAAACTTAAAGAACTGAGGAGCAAAATATAATTCTCTCCAGTGTTCTTTTGGTATCATTCTTTTTTTGAATAAAATCTTTGCTGGATGGTCATCATTCAATTCTACAAAAGATTTCAAATTGATTGTTTTCTTGGGAAGAATATTCTTTGGAGTGGGAACACAAGTTGTCGGACGGAATCCGCTAGCAGTCTCACCTTCTTTATATTTTTCCAGAAGGTATTCTTTGTATAGATTTACATCTATACGCTTGAGCAGATTTGCAAATGATGTGCCAAAGCTACAATTGTGACATTTATAGAAAAGGTCTTGTTTGACCTGATATATGAATCCTCTTGCCTTTGATTTGTTCTTCTGTGAATCTCCACAGATAGGACAGCGAAAGTTCCAAAGATTTGAGTTCTTGCGAGTGAATTTATCTAGTCTTGGCGAAAGTAACGAAACAAACTTGTGGTCAATATAGCTCATAACAAACTCCAGAGAAAGGAATTATATTATACAATAAAACAATTCAATTGTCAAGAAATATTATTCATATCTTAGTTCCACACAGGCAATTTTTGTATAATGAATCCTAGAACAATGGAACCTCCAATGATTAGCCATCTCCACTTTTCTAGAATACCTACACGATTAGATATTTCAGTATGAAGTTTTCTAAATTCTTCATTTGTTCTTTTGTTATGCTCATCCATTGCTGAAACAATTCTTCTTTCAGTTTCGGCAATGTGTTGAAAGGTTTCCTTTGAATTCGTAGTAATTCGGGAGTGTAAATCTTGGATATTTTCTTGCAATTTCTTTTCCTGATGATCTAGGGTATCTTCTTGCCTTGCAAGTTTCTCTTCGTGTACAGCCATGATTGTATGTAATGATTGTGAAACCTCAGCAATCTTTTCTATTGCTGAATCTAGTCTTCTATGAATGTCTTTTAAATCGTCAACATCCTTTTTAAGAATTGCAACATCTGTCTCAATACTCATTTCACTTGAACCCTATTTTCTTTAATTGGTTGATGGTTGATGCAGCAGAAGTGTGATGAATACCTATTCCACCTTTTGCTTCAAATTCTTTCACGTTTTTCAACATGTCATCAATCAACAAAGTTCCCTCTTTTGCATAGTCTTGTTTTTCTTTTCTCAATACCAAGTGAATTTTGTTTGATGAAAAATTAAATGTTTTCTTCATCCATTTGACTTTATCGCCTTGTGATGTTTTACTAATCTTACCTCGTTTAGCACTTGGGTATGCGGTCAAAATGTATAAATCATATTTACTAATGAAATTCCATAACTTATCTGCATCTGGCATTTTAGGAAGATTTGCATATAAATCTAGCGGCAATTGATCCCACAAATCATCATTAAATTCTTTTCCAATAATATCTTTTGACCCCTTTAAAAAGTCTGCAATGACTCCATCCATGTCACAATAGATTCTTGGAAGTTTTTGTTCTTCACTGAATGTCCGAAATGTTTTTAGCTGATTCTTCATAATACTCTATAATTTCCTTTTGTTGTAAAATGTATCTGCGAATATCTGATACATTTAAAGATAAGTTTTCATAATCTTTAGGAGTTAAAGCAAAGAAAACAATCACACCATTTTGTTCTTTTTTTAATTCATCAAAAAAAGAATCAATGTTTTCTTCAGTGACAACATACCATTCCAAACCATTCATCTTCAGAGGTTTAGGTCTTGCTTGAATGGGAATTTTTCTATCAATATATTTAGTCTCTACAATAATCTTGGGTGGGGGAGGTTCGGAAGATGAAAAGAATGAGCAACTACTGAGGAGTGGCAGGAACAGCAGTAATATCTTCCAGTTCTTTGAAAATTTTAGTTGTGGCATCGTTCACTCTTTTTTCTATAAGACCTGGTTTTGCAGTTGATAGTTTTGTTAAATTATGTTTATTAAGTTTTTGTTGAAGGTCATCTTGATATTTTTCAGCTTCTTGCAAGTCTTTTTGCAACTTTTCTTGAAGAATCTGCATTTGTTCTGATTCTTCTCTCATTCTGTCAATAGCTTCATTTGTTACTTTAACAGCATTCTCATATGCTGTGATGTTCTTTTGTAATTGTATTATGGTTTCTTGTGAATCTTTAAAATAAGAATAACCTCCATACAATACTGTTCCAAGTATACCCAAAACAATCACTGTTGCATAAAGTCTAATCATATTTCTTTTTGTGATTTTTTACAATATTTAAAATTCTTCTAGGTTGTGTTCCTTCAAAAGAAAGTTTCTTGTTGGATGTTTTAAAATCTTTCTTTCTCATAATTGTTTTGGCGACAAGTTCAAACTCTTTACCATCCCATTTCAATACGAATGGCATGTTTACATCAGTTTTCATATCATTTAAAACTGCTTGTGCATCATCGCCAAGTTCTGGAATTTGTTTGCCATACTTTTTGTATGCTTGTTTGAAAAGTCTAATTAATTCAGCAACTGTAATTTGTCTTTTGTTTCTTTCATCATTGACACGGTCCAAGAAGTGTCTAGTAAATTCAATATCAACACCTACTGATTTGTAAAGTTTATCAGCATATTTTTCTACATTGTCAAGGTCTGATTTTGAAAGTTTTGCAGAACCAGCTGAATCATTCAGTGCTGCAATTGGTTTATATGTGTCTACTGGAACGTAACTTGATGCCATTATGCGTTATCCACTAAAATGATTTCAAATGAGGAGGATACTTGTGTACCTGTTGAAGCAATTGCTATTACTTCAACGTCTGTTTTTTCAGTTAATTTAATTGGAATTGAATAATTTTTTGTATGAAACCCACCAGGAATATCCATAATATCTGTGCTTCTAAATGGTGCATCACCGCCAAGTATACGAGTTTTGAGTGTGCTAGTTATTTCATCGTTATAAGAACCAACTCCAACATTCCACGATGTTAAATATCCAGTTTTTCCAGCTGGAATAGTGTATAATGCAAGTTGTGTTTGTCCTAATCCAAAAGTTGTTCCAGTACCAATTAATCCAATATCTGCTAAAACAACACCACCACCATTTGCCGCAGTAGAAATTAAAATATTTCCTTCATTTGTGGTTGTTGTGCCAGCAGTAGCAACAAACGCACGAAACACTCTCAAGAATAAATTTGTTGAAGCAATACCTGACCGTGATGTGATGGTTTCTTCAATTAAATTATAATTAACATCTAATCCTTGGACAGTGATTGTTCTTGCTCCAGTTCCAGTGGCACTATCTTCCGTATCTGTGCTATGAGCATATACAGTTGATGGAGATGTTAGATATACATATTTTCCACCATACATCCATATTGTTTCTGGTGCACCGCCTACACTTGGATTTCTTCCAAATTTATGAATAACAGAATATCCTTGTAAAGCACCAGAAGAGATGATTACATTAGATGCTGCACCAAATGTATTGATAATATTACCATCTTCATCACTAATCATCACCACTTCATGATTTGTGGTTTGTTGTGGAAGATAAGCCTGTGTTAGTTTACTCCATTGTGCCATGTTACTTTC